AGCGACATCTACGCGAAAAACAAGTTTATCGCATTGACCATTATCTCGGCAAAGATACTGTTAATAACATTATCACCACTCGCTTTGGTAATATTCTACTGGAGCCGCTATGGAATAGGGACTATGTAGAGGAGATTCAAATCTTTGCATCTGAGACAATCGGGTGTGAGGGTAGATCACAATACTACGAAACCGCAGGTGCAGTAAGGGACATGCTGCAAAACCATATCCTGCAAGTGTTGGCGCTCATTGCCATGGAGCCACCCGTTAAAATGAATGCTAGGGAACTCCGACGTGAGAAGACAAAGCTATTGTCCGCAACTAGACTTTCAACAGATGTTATTTTAGGACAGTACGATGGCTACCGTAGCGAAGAGGGCGTTGATCCTGACAGTGGTACTCCTACCTATTTTGCTGGGACTCTATTCGTCGATAACTGGCGTTGGTCGGGGGTACCTTTTCGTGTCATGACGGGTAAAAAACTACCTTATCAATGTGTTGAGGTGGTTGTTAAACTCAAGACACCTACTATTAAACTTTATGAGGGGGAGCATGGAGATCGCATTGTTATTCGCTTACAGCCTAATCCTCATCTTGATATTCGGATGGATATGAAGACGCCAGGTTTGACAGACTTGGTTGAGCACGCTACACTCACCTATGATTACCCTCAAGAAAGGGCGATTGATGGTTATGAGAAACTGCTCTACGACGCTATCGAAGGAGATCAAAGTCACTTTGTCCATGCTGATGAAGTCATGGAATCATGGCGCATCGTTGATGACCTTCTTTGCACTGGTGATTCTTGCCCTATTCGTACAGTCCCTTATATCTACAAAGGAGGATGGGGTCCACAATATAAAGTAGATTACCTTACTGATTGGGATTTTCCACAATGAGTTTCTTTCATGCCGCAGGACACTTCTCTGCTTGGGTCCTAAATACTTGGTGGACTATGGCACTCCTAGGATGGTCATTAGTCTTCGTCCCTATCTTGGGTATGTGGGCAGTCCACAAATACGGATGGGAGCATTGGGAACCATTCGATAAGAAACATGGAAAATGAAGAAAGTAGTTTTGGGTATGAATGGACTATACATGATATTTACTTACTATATCATTGCGTCTGCGAAACTATTAGGTTATGGCCAGGGGCACCTGCAAGACCAGCAGAAGAGCAGGAGCATCTATATCAATTAAGAGATGAATTATATAAAGGAGTATTAGACTACAAGTTTCACCACATGGATGTTGATGATAAATGAAACTTCTACTATGCTTAGCACCACTAGGAATCATCTTTATCATAATGAAAGTCGCTGTTTGGTTGAGTGCCGTCAATGCGGAATCTGATTATGTCGCTAGAGAACCTTTACGAAAGCGAGGACCCTTCGTGGCAAATCCATATGAGGATGTTGACCAAGAGGAAGAGGAGTATGGAGATCGCACAGACTATAGATGAATCTCTGAAAGAATGGTATTCAGAGCAAGGAAAAGAAGTGCCAGTGTGGAAGACCCGTGATCCACAGTGGTGGATTGATTATCTATCAGAATTAGGGATAGACCCCAGGAATCCATAGTGTATCGAGAATCCCACTTACAACGTAAATCCGATGAATGTGCTCGCCTTTGGAGGGAGTGGGAATCTCTGTGGCGAAAAAAGCATTAGGTGCGCCTGACGCTAGAAAGGCATGGTGTAAGTGCTGTGATGAATTCGGGACAATGGTATCAGAAGAAGTGAAGACCAATCCTAGATATAGAGATATGAAATACGAATGGAATGAATCTCCTCCTCCGCCCCCTTGAAGATATAAATGACCCCACTTGGAGTATTATCATATCAATTATGATTCTCCTCGCTGGGGTTTTTTGGTGTGTCACATATATACTAGGTATAGATGAGCGAGAAGCACATGGGAGCCATGACACCTCCGAATCGGAAGAGTTGCTACAACTTCCGAGTAGTGGAGATCAACAGAGTATTGGACGGGGACACGATCGATGTGACGATCGACCTGGGATTCGACCTCTACAAGAAGGAGAGGGTGAGAGTAGCGGGGGTTGACACTCCTGAGAAACGCACCAGAGACAAAGAAGAAAAGGAGTTAGGCATTGACGCAACCAACTGGCTCAAAGAAAAACTGGAAGGGGCGTTGGCTGGTGATGATGATCTTGTTATCCGTACTGAACTTGTCGGCGGTGTTGGGAAGTATGGGCGTCTTCTTGGTTGGCTTTACCTTGGGGACGGAAATGTGTCCCTCAACGAAGCAATGATCGAAGAAGGTTATGCTTGGGCATATGATGGTGGCACCAAACAAAAAGATTTTGAAGAATTGAGAGAGATCAGGAGGGCGCACGGCACGCTAGTTGAGTAATGGATATTGTTAAGTATGATCAGGTGATGGTGATTGATGATCTCTTCACAGATGAAGAGATCCTTTGGATGGATACATATTTCACTTACTTCGACGGGTGGCAACTCATCTTTGATGACTCACCCGACGACAATCTATCGACCTACTCCTTAGGGAGAGCAATCGACTACCCCAACTATGGGGAGTTTGATAATTTCTGTAAAAACCATGCATTTCAACGCGCTGGGATTCCCATTCCTGCATTTCATCGAGTCGTTTATAATGCTTTCCGTTTTGGTGATAGTCCTTCTATCCACTGTGACGGAGAATCTTTAGACGCAATTAGTTTCCTTGTCTACTGTAACAAGGCATGGGTACCTGAGTGGGGCGGTGAAACTGTCTTCATGAATGGTGACCGAATCACAGATACAGTCATTCCCAAACCAGGAAGGATTGTAGTATTCCCAGGACTCGTCCCACATGGGGGCAAACCACCGACGAAACATTGTCCTGTCGCTGCTAGGTATAGTGCAGTCTTCCAATTCTGTCCTGGGCAGGAAGACGTTGTAGAAGCACACGCCAAGGTCCAAGAGAAAAACAGGAGACCATTTCCGTATGAGCCAAAATGAGATCTATCTAGGTAATCCTAACCTAAAGAGAGCTAACGTTGCACAGAATTTCACACCTGAGCAGGTGAAGGAATTTGTTAAGTGCTCAGAGGATCCTGTCTACTTTATTAAAAACTACATCCAGATTATCTCGCTGGATCGTGGTTTGATTCCATTTGAGTTGTACGACTTCCAGTCGGACATGGTGAATAAGTTTCACGAGAATAGATTCAACATCGCAAAACTGCCTAGACAGTCTGGAAAGTCAACAGTTGTTACAGCATACTTGCTCTGGTATTGCCTCTTCAACGATAATGTAAACATTGCTATCCTTGCTAACAAGGCAGCGACGGCAAGAGAGATGCTACAACGCTTGCAACTATCATATGAAAACCTCCCCAACTGGCTCCAGCAAGGAGTCGTCAACTGGAACCGAGGCAGTTTGGAATTGGAGAATGGAAGCAAAATCATGGCTGCTTCTACTTCGGCTTCTGCTGTGCGGGGTATGTCTTTTAATATCATTTTCCTGGATGAATTTGCATTCATCCCAACGCATATTGCTGACGAGTTCTTTAGCTCTGTTTATCCTACTATCTCTTCTGGTAAGTCAACAAAGGTGATCATCATCTCCACGCCAAAGGGGATGAATATGTTTTACAAACTCTGGCATGATGCAGAGAAGGGCAAGAATGAATACACTACTACAGAAGTCCACTGGTCACAGGTGCCAGGTAGAGATGCGGACTGGAAAGAGCAGACGATTCGTAATACATCTGAAGAGCAGTTTAACCAGGAATTTGAATGCGAATTCTTGGGATCGGTTAACACTCTTATCACATCATCTAAACTAAAAACTTTGGTATACGATGATCCTTTGAAGTCCAATCAAGGACTAGATGTGTATGAAGAGCCTAAACCTGATCATACTTATGTATGTACAGTTGACGTTGCTCGTGGTATTACTAAAGATTACTCAGCATTTTGTATTATTGATACCACAGAGATCCCATATAAGTTGGTAGCGAAGTATAGAAACAATAAAATTAAACCACTACTATTCCCAAACATCATTCATCAGGTATGCTCAAGTTATAATCATGCATTTACTCTGATTGAAGTCAATGACATTGGTGGACAGGTAGCAGATATTATGCAGTTTGATCTAGAGTATGACAACCTGTTGATGTGCTCCATGCGCGGACGTGCTGGTCAGGTTGTGGGTCAAGGATTCTCTGGATCTAAGGTGCAACTAGGTGTCAAGATGTCCACTACAGTCAAGAAGACTGGGTGTGCAAACATGAAACAGTTGATTGAGGATGACAAACTTATCTTCAATGACTATGATATTATTGCAGAGTTAACCACATTCATTCAGAAGGGTCAGGCATGGGAAGCAGAAGAGGGTTGTAATGATGACCTCTCTATGTGCTTGGTGATCTTCTCATGGTTGGCAACAACAGATTACTTCAGAGAGCTACATGACAATGATGTCAGGACTCGAATGTATCTGGAGCAGAAAGAAGCAATCGAAGCAGACATGGCACCCTTTGGATTCATGGATGACGGACTCGGTGAAGAGACGTTTGTCGATCCTGAAGGACAAACATGGCATAACGCTGAAAGAGAAGCAGGTATTGGTGAGTATGGTGACATGTCATATATGTGGGACTATCGGTAATGGACTTTGAAGACGATCTAGATCTAGAAGAGTTTCTATTTGTAGATAGGCAGTGCCGTAGATGTCTTCGCAATCTCTCCCTGGTTGAGCATTTCTACAAGACAAGACCTGATAGAGGTAAAAATTTATCAGCCTATTCTTATATCTGTAAGTATTGCACAGTGAAACGTAATGCTGCTTATAGAAAGAAGAAGCGGCAATGGATTACAGACTATCCCGACTGGTGATTACGTCGTGTTTACCCTCTGAAAATACTCCTTATTCTAAATAGTTTCAGCATCCGACTAGGAATCTAATCAGGAGAATCAAATGGCATCAACACAACTTTCACCAGGGGTTGTTGTA